AGTAACTATCTTAGCTTCTGGAATAACTTTTAATGCCTCTATAGTTACTTTATACCCTTCTTTGGTAATGGTATGCTCAGCCTTTTTAGCATAATAAATCCCCTCATGTTGTTTGTGAACATTCTTAACCTCGATATTAAATGTATCCTGAATAGCGGGGTCCCCCTCTATAATAATCGTAGCTTCCTCCTTCTCCATTTCCAATTGTCTCTGCCTATTATTTATAATATTCTGAGCTGCTTCTGCAGATAGATGTGGCAAAGCAAAATAGTAAGTTCTTAATATGGGATCATGAATGGATGGGTTCCAACTAACATTTGGATTCTGTACGTATGGATCAGTAGCCACTCTAGTATTATCTGATACTGCCTCTGGGGGGACTCCATGTTTTTTAACAAATGGGTATTTAAAATTTCCGCCTAAATAAAATTGGGAATCCTTCCCCGGATCAAAAATGGCCCCTTTAAATATCCTAGCCCCAAATTTTGGATAAGCAGAATATCTTAAATTTAAATATTCTTTAATCTCAGAAGCCTTTTGTACATCTGTTATACTTTGGTCATCCAGAATCTCCTTGATATTCCTTGTGTTCTCTAACGCCTTTTTATATTCATCAAAGAATAACATTTTCTTATCATCTGGATCCACCCCTGCATATGAAATAGCCTCTTTCTCGAAATTTTCATACTTTGTTTTAGCCGTGAAATCTATAAGGTACCCAGGTTCTTCGTGGTAAGTATAAGATCTAGAAGGTTTACGACCTAAATAACGGTTATGAACTACAATAGTTTCTCCTCGCCCCGTAACATACCATGGGCCTAGAGGGGCCTCTTTCATTAAGTCTTGGAGAACAGTAAATTGAGAACGGTTGGTTGAAAGTATAGGTTTTTCGGATTCTAAATAATTCCTAACTTCATTTTTTGTAAATACCCACCATCTACCTCGTGGTCCTATAGTATCTAAAATTTTACCCGTTATAGAACCTCTAAATAATTCTTCAAACGGATCAAAGAATGGTTGATATGTGGCTGGCTTAGTAGTCTGTTCACCATTATAAGGGGATACTAATTGTGCTTGTTCTTTAACATCTTCTGGTAATTGTTTACCATCCTTAGCCATACTAAAGATTGGGTTACCCCTGTCCATAACAACTAAATTGTATCGCTTATCTGCTATAGACATTATATACTCTATCAACTTAGCCTTTCCTACCTCAGCGGTTCTTGCAGTTTTTAAATAAGATATTAAATCACTAGCCTCTATTTCAGTATAAATAATCTCCCTCCCATATTTACTTGTTATATCCTTTACTGCTACTAAAGCCTGAGAAGAAATTGGTCCCTCTATATATCCCCATTTTAATAATAACCTAGAACCCCTACCTATTCCCAAATTATCAAATCCCTTAGGTTCTGACGTCTGTAATTTTATTAAACACCTATCATCGTCTTCATCATCATACCTATACCTAAGGCTAACTACACTGACATCACCCTCAGGGTCTGAGGTAGCCAACTGGTTACCAAAACCATCAAATAAAGAAATGTATGGGGTTTTTATTTGATCGCTTAGTGCCATATTACATAACAGTAATATCAGGTATGACAAGAGTAGTACCAACTTCCAATTCAAATATGTCCTCTACTTCTGGATTAGCATCAGCTATTAAATACCACAGATAAGATGATCTATAGTATTTAAAAGCTATCCTATATAGGGTATCATCTTCTGTTACTGAATGGAAAACATCGTTCACAGAAGGGTAATATAATATAGGGGTCCTATATAATGCCTGATCACCTTCAACAAAATTAATAATATAACCCCTATCGTATAATCCTAGAATCTGCATGTCTAATCAGTTAAATACTAGAAAGATATTGATTTTTTACATATGATATCTGCTTCTTAGTTAAGTTACTACTGGTAATCCTGCCTAAAACAACCTTCTGATATGCCTGAACTGGCAGGAGATGTGTATCCTTAACATATCCGGTAGTAGATACATAAGATTTATTGAAATGTGATAACTTATATGAAGCAGATAGTACCACGAAGTATTGTCCATCGAATAATACATCTCCGGCACCCCATTTAATCATTACCCTATGAGGAGATCCATTGTAGGCATCTGCCTTACTAAGAGCTTCAATCTTCCTACAGTTGGTAATAACATCATCCCGGTTATAATTAAATGAATACCAGTCTATTTCAAACGATATTTTATCCTCAGAACCAGTGTAATGGTACTTGGCATTATTTCTACCAATAGGTTTAATAGCAGCAAATACAGATTCAGGGGATACCTCAACATCCCTGGGAATAAAAGGTAATTTAATCTCCTCTATTCCCTGATCTTTGCCATTTACATCCACATCTATAATAGCAACATAATCTGAGATATCAATCCTTGGTCTCTGGAATGCTGGACTAGCATGTTCATTAAGAAATACCTCTGGTACATCAGGTTTCTGTTGTGAATACCTCCAGGTATCAATCTCTGGTTGGTTATTTACATTAGGAGCACGATCCCCCAACACAGTTTGGATAGCCCCACCCTCAAGCCTTCTGAAAAGGATTACTGCCTCTCTAGCTCGAAGCCCATAGTCTATCCCTCTGGCTCCAGCTCCAGAAATATTGAGCTTATGGTAATTAGTCCAGATAGGTCCTTTTAAAGTTGCCATGTTATTGTCCTATTATTCTATCCACGTTATCAAACATATACCTTTCAATAGTTTGTCTAAATTGTTCTTCCCCAGCCACATTAATTACTATTGTTTGGTTCATCTCTTTATTAAGAATATCAGTTAACTGCTTCTGGTAATAAGCCATATTCTCCTGCATAAGGTTATTCTGTAACCTATCAGATGCAGCTGCCCCTACTACCTGAAGAGCTGGAGCTTGGAGATCTGTAAACCTCATTACTTGGTCTGATTGACCAGAGAATATGGACATAGCACTTTCACCTTTTTTATTAAGGGCATCTGTATTTTTATCCAAAGAATCTTTATTACCCTTAAATGCTCTTACCATCGCAGTAATAGCTGCAGGAAGAATAAAACTTAAAGCCATTCCTAAAGGTCCCCCAAGTATTCCAACCAATTTACCAAGAGCAAATCTTCCAGCAGTATTAGCAATTACTTTACCCCCAACCACCCTAGAAGCCCCAGTCATTACTCCAGCAGCTGCAGCTCCACTAACAAAGGTTTTCATTCCAGTTTTACTACTCTGAGCTACTATCCTACCAGCCTTATTTAATGTTAATCCTCTAATCATACCAGCCCCAACCATTTCGCTGATAGCCCCAGATTTAACTATACCTGCATACCTAGCGGCTGCAGCAGACATAGCATTCCACCCAGCTATACCAGAGGTAGACATGTTTATTGCAGAATGCTTAGCTTGCATATGTAACAACTGTAGTCCCTTAACTACTGCTGTATATGCAAAAGCTGCAGTCCTAATAGCTACGAACCCAATAACCCCTCCTGCAAGAAATTCCCCAAGAAATGGAATCTTAAATGTAAATGAAAGGGCCTTTGTTATAACTCTTAATACTTTCACTATTGCTTTACCTACTGGTTCAATCGCAGTGGTTATAGCAATCCACATAGATTGGAATTCTGATATGAGCTTATCCATTTCCCCTTTAAAGGTAGACATCATATCCTCCATGATCCTACCAGAATGTCCAATTGATTGAGAAGCAACATCCCCGCTAAATTTTTGGAATTCTTTAAGGTTTCTTAAGAATAATGATCCTGCCCTTTTCCCTCTAACACCGAATATATTTTGAAGAATGGCTTGTTTCTGAACATTCATCCCAGACCCAAAATTCTGATCTATGGCATTACCAAACCTAGTCATGATCTCAGTCATGGAAAGTAGGTTACCAGCCTGGTCTGTCACATCTGTAACGGTTAACCCAATTTCTGCTAGTGCCTTCCTACTTGGCCCAGAAGCAAAGTCTGAGAATGCTCTAGCCATATACCTCATGGCATTTTCCATAGCAACACCAGCCATAGATCCCTGCATACCAGCATTACCTAATGCCATTACCATAGCAACGGACTCATCCAGGGTAACATTTAAATCCATGGCAGTAGCACCTGAATATTTTAGTGCTTCACCTAAGTCAAATAAGTTTGTATTAGCACGAGTAACTCCGTATGCCAATTTGTCTGCAACTGATATGGTATCTTTAAAATCTATACCAAATTGTTTCATGACGTTAGTCATGATGTCAGCAGCCCCACCCTTACCTCCTAACTGAGACATAGTAGCACCGGCAAGATTTACAGCTCCGGAAATATTATGAAGCACCTGTTCTGCATCCATACCCGCCATAGCCATGAACCTCATGCCCTCAGCAATATCTTGAGGATAGAACATAGTTTTACCAGCTAGAGTCTCTGCAGTTTTAGCAAGTTGTTTTTGTTCTGCGGTATTAGCTGCAGTAATGGATTTTACAAACTCCATCTCATAACGGTAATCGGCTGCCTTTTTTATTTGCCTACCAAATCCCCTTAATACCATAGCCCCACCAAAAGCTAATCCAGCATTTAGGTTTCTCTGATAACGTAATTGGTCTTCCATCATCTGGAATTGCTGTTGCAATTCTCTAGACGAATTCTTTATCCTGGCTGCAGGGCCAGAAAACTGGTCTCTTAAAAATAAAGTTAACCCTATACCAAGACTAGAACCTCCTACCATTATTATCTCTTTTTGGAAATTTCTTCAACCTTTTTATCGTATAGATCGCAGAGTTCTAAGAATTTTTTCCTACGCCTTATAGTGAAAGATTTATATTCAGAAAATGTAAAGTGTAAATTATATTGGGAGACTCTGAAAAATTCGGTCTCTAGAGCTCCCGAGGAAATAAAAAATCACTGTTCCCTATTACAGGATACTGAACGGTTTCTCCAGTTCTGGGGTGTGGAATCTCTGTAAGAACTTCTACCACTTCATCTATATCAAATACATTCTTACGAATTTCCATCATCTCCCTAGCGGTAAAGGTTTTAAAATTTTGTACTTTAACCCATTGATCCTTCATTTGAAAACGGAGGTCCCTGGCCTTTAACTCTGCATTTTTACTAAGTTGATCAATGGGTAATGTCATTAAATAATTTTCTCCTATCCCATTAATAAAAGTAAATTTGAATACCTTACCGGTACTAATAGTAAATTCCATATCCAAATCATTACCACGGGGGTGTGGTTTTAATCTATAAGGATTATAAAGCTCATGTCCCTTAAAAGGAAATTCCCCTATAGGTAAACTATAATCCCATATGTAATTCGTTAAGTCCTCTTCATACTCTGCAACTGTACCATCAGGCCACTCATATTCAAATTTAAGAATTGGGCCCAATGAAAATATTCTACTGGATATTACTATAAAATATTTATCTCTTAATTTCATATCCAGAATATTATCTAAAGATAATTGTTTCCCATTAGAAAATTCTGTACTTACTATGATAGCCTGAACAAATCTATTAAGGTTTTCATTCTTAGCTATATATTGGGTACTAGTTGCAATATCATCGTCATCACCAGTCTGTTGACGAATAGTTACTTTATATCCTGAAGGAACAGTGAGTTCTATCGTATCAAGATTACCTTCTACTAATTTCTTTGGGTCCATCCTATTTTTATTATTAATAGTACTTTCAATGATTCTAGCTTTCTATATCTAAGAAAAAAGGGGATCAACGATCCCCTTTCAGTTATGAACCCAAAACCTAAAATTAAACCTTCTGAAGTTTATCTACCGAGAACTCTACATTTTCAATGGTATTTTCAGAAGCCATTCGGTCAAGCTCGTGACCGGGTAACGAAGAAGGCCATACACCGGTAGCTACCCAAGTGTTAAGTACAGTGACTCCGTCCTCTGCAAACTCAACCACGGTAATAACTTTCTTGTAAATTTCTGGCGGAGCTCCCCCTCCAATTGTAGAGCTCTGGCATGTATCAAACCAGTTCCACAAATAGTTGTCGGCCTGGTCAGAAACCATGAGTTTCTCACATACTATGTTCCCATAGGATACACGGCCTGCGGTTTTAATATCATGGTTGGTATCACCATGGGCAACTTGTTCAATTTCTGCATCAGGTAACGTTACCTTCTGAAATAAGAACGGGTTGATTGGGTCCGGGCTAATCTGGATGGAGAAATTAAACCTTTTCCTTGGATTTGCTACTTTAGCCATTGTATGTTATTTTAAAAGTTATTAGTCAATATAAACCCCTTCTCCCTGTACAAGCATCAGATTAAAGGTTAATTCTTGCATGGATGGGATGGGCCATATTTTCAAATTGATTTTATATTTTCCGTTTTGTACATCCACAGGATCATTGATCTGAAGGTCATCGATAGTATTCGCATCCTGGTCTCCATAATACTCATACTTATAAAGAGCCCGGTAAGCAGGAGATACCAACCTATCAAGGAAAGGAGTTACATGGTAATAAATTTTCTTGAAAGTAATGGGGTCGTTGGGTTCTTCAAGATAACCTTCAAGAATGGGTTTCAGTGTAGCCTTAAGATAAAGCTCCAGCGTTACCACGTTTAAAAACTTCTCCTGGTTATTAGCCAGTTGTGCAGAGAAGTTCCCAGAAAGCTGGGTAATTCCATTCTTAACCACCAACATATTGATCTGGGCATTTGCCAGTGTATTCAGATCTGCAAATCCAGCTGGGGTACCAAAATTGGTAACAACCCCCAATGCATCCTGAACCGCTCCCTTGGTTTGCCCCGCAATAGAATACCACAGCCCATAGTTATTATATACATAGGCGGCAACCCCCAGTACATCTCCCATTTCCGACATTGCTTTTTCCTGGAGAGTCCTTTCTTCTCTTACCCTAATACCCCCACCGAAGAAAGCGCCAAACTTGGAATCATTCCCCACAGTTTCTCTTTCTGTAACCAGTCCAGCAGCAGTGGTGATTGAATTGGGTAAATGGGCAAAGAATACCATATCCTGTCTACTTGCAGCATATGTGATACCCGCAGCATTAATTGCATCATCATCCTGCTCGGGTACTGCCATGGCAATCCCATCATCAACATCATCAAACTCGGGCATAGCCCCTGAATAGTCAGATGCAACATGTCCAGAAGGATCAACCCCACCAGTAAAGGCAGAAGCTGCAGCAACGGCAGGAACCAGTAATACAGCAGTAGATGCATCAGCATATGTGAAATCAAAATTCCTGGATGCAGATTTTACCTCATCCAAACAGGTTTGATTATTTGCAGTATCGGCAATGAAAGCTGGGATATTCTGGTAGGTTTCATTCAGCTCAGGTTCATTTGCATGGACCAACTCCATATTCCAATAGTTGGAATCCCCATTAGAAGCAGCTTTAATCTCAACTGTAAAATTGTTGTAGTCTGCCCCTTTGTATTTAGGCTGAACCGTAAAAAGGGTCACAGGAGAACCATCCCCATTCTGTATGTTTTTAGCGGTTGCCTTAACTGCAGCAGTAGATGCAGCATCTACCCTACATATCCTCAACCTTGCACCCCTTGATAAGGCTCTCTTACAAAGATATGGAAAATCTGATGTTTCCATCAGACCTCCAAATACCCTTTCAAAGTTGGCCCAACTGTTCACCAGGGATACGTTCAATTCGGGTTGCTCTACGGGACCTCTTTTTGTAATCCCTAATACGTAAAAGATAGCCGGCTGGGGATCTGAAATACCGGGAGTGAAATTCTTTACGTTAAACTGAACTTTAGCGGCATTCGGCATAATTATGAATTTTATGGTTTTTTAATCTATGCTTATATGTATAATTTACTTAGTATTGTTCTTTATGTAACCACTAATGGTGTTGAATCATGACCCCAACTACCATCCATATACTTTTGAACATTGGTATTTAAAGTTATCTCAGTCATCTTAGCTATTCCAGTAGCAAACTCCACATCTTCTGCATCCCAGCAGTCTGGAATCTGGTATCCATAAACCTTTTCCATAATACCATCGTCTTCATTATCGGCATCATAATAATCTAAATTCCTAACGAAGAAACTTCTAGTTGGGTCATTAAAGAATTTATGATATCCCCTTCTTGGGATAGCCAAAGATAATATGGCATTCATTATTCTTAATTGAGCTATAGACCCGGCTACTAAGTTAACATCCACATAAAAATCTGTGGTCTGAGGGGGAGTAACCAGGGCGGTATAGTCCGTACCCTGGTCACTAAAAAAACGCTGGGGGTCTCCCCCTAAGGCCCCGGGTAAGAAGCTACCCACATTCATTACAAAACGTGGAACTTTCTTTACTCCTCTGGACTCCGATGTTCCCCCATTAAATATCTCTATTGCAAAACCATTAGCAGTTACTATAGTAGCGATGTCGGTTTCCCATGATGCCCACCCAGAGGCATCATCAGTATATAAAGTTATATCAGGAAGGTATCCTTTATCGACAACCTCTTGCCTTATCTTTTCAAATAAGGTTCTTTCTATAATCTCCTGGATATCTGTTAATGCTGTAGTTGACATATTATACTTTATTTACTCTATATCCTAATTTACCCATGTTTAAAATAATACCAGTTTCTATTGCTTTTTTCAAACCTTTTAATCCCCCCATCTGTTCTCTAAAAGTATCTGAGAATACAGGCCTAGCTGGCATATAAGGAGGTCTACCATGTTCAAGGATATTAGCATACTCACTTATAGATAATCTATTATTATCCCCCTTACCATATGATGGTCTGTTTTCACCTTTTGGAATACCAACAGTAAAATTTTTTCCATCCTTTGTTGCCTTAATCTCTATACTATTTGCCATTGCTCCACTCCAATATAGTAATCTACTTGGTCCCCCTAATCTGGCTTTATACCTACTATACTTAGTTGAATGGGGTGGGTAATGGAAACGTTTTCCACCTTCTATAATATTTTGTTTAACTTTATCTTTATAGTCTCTTGCAAAATCGTGTTGGGCACTCAAAACTGACGCTGCTAGTAAAGGACTCAAACTGCTAGTAAGTAAATTAAACTTAATAACGTCACCCTCTAGTCTAACCCCTACATTATAGGAGCCCCTACCTCTAATCCCATGTTGTGCACCTTTAATTGCCATAGTTACTACCAAAAACCAAAGTCAGCATGACTCCAGGATTGTGGAAAAATTAATGTATCCCCCGGATAATATAATTCAGTATTGCCTTTAGGAGGATCAACAGCATCGCCGTAATACCAGAAGTAATGATTATCTGTATACCATTTTTGATCACCATCTGTAACATCATTCCATTCAGAATACATCCTCATAACATCAACTCCGATACCAGGTAAATTTCTCCATCTAACTGTATCAATAGATGCTGAATACTTTCCATTAATGAATACTTGATAAAGACCATTTGTAGATCCATCACCTAAATCATTATTATTCCAATTCGCTTCCGGAACCTGCGGATCAACATCATTCATTACAATCCTAACGGTTATATTTACCCAAGTATTTAATGGCCAATAATAAACATTACTCAAATTATCTGGATCCATAAAAGGTACACTCGCCCAATAATACTGAGTACCTCCTACAGCAGTAATTAAATTATGCGTGTAAAGATAATTAGTTAAATAAATTGTCGATCCCGAAACATTACTTTTAAATCTAATACCCGCAGAAAAACCTTCGTCATAATATGGGAATGTATGAGTTAAATCATAAACCCATGCACTAAGTCCTCCAACAGAGGGAACTTTACCAGTAGTTACTTCATCAGCAGCATCTACATAATTACCTGTAGGTACATAGAGATCATAAGAGTAATAAAGCTCTTCATAAGCTACAGAATCCTGAGTAAAAAAGCCTCTCCACTTCGCACCATGAGTACTTTGACTAGATGTTGTTCCATCAGCGAAGAACCATCTTAAAGCATTATTGCCGCTCAAAGAATAAATATAAACATTATTATAATTCTGAAAATTCGGAAAATAAGGAGGACGATATGGATAATCGGCATTAAGACTATCCAAAGGATAAACAGAATTTGAAGTCAGATGATCGAAATCATTAGAATATACTACAACAACCGTATCATTTGTAAGCCTATTGTCAGAACCAACATCAGGGGAAACTTGAACATTACCCAAACCGATAGCTGAACGATTATCATCTACCCACAAACAAATATCATCATACTCAATTTGCTGATCAGTTGTTCTAGAAGCATCCGGCCTTGTTAAATTAGCGTAATAAAGATAATCAATCTTTACATCCTCATACTTCCTAAAAATCTCTACCTGACGAGAAATATAACAAGTATCATTCCTAAACCATTCCAGAATTCCATCATTATTCGCATTTCCTGGAGACGAAACACTATTAAGAATAAATCTTTGTGTTATCTTATACCATTTACCTACCTCCCAAGTTAAACCAGGAAGTAAAGTCTCCCCATAAGTAACGGAAACATCGCAATCTTTCCAATCCATGCTATCACTATGAGAATAAAAATAATAGCCTATATCATCTAATCTACCAAGCCCGGGATTATCTTCTGTCCATTGACCTCTAGTACTAAATCCCATATCAGCTTCGTAATAAGGAACACTATCAATACAAGTAGGCCCATAAATGCCCCCTGCTGGACCAGGACTATCATCAACATCTCTTCCTCCCAACCCTATCATCTTACACGCTCCACCGGATTCCCACTGCCAGTCTCCAGTAAGCCTCATATAAAACGTATGATTCACATAAGTAAGTGTATCGTCAGTATTATCTGTACCATTGTAATAAGGCCATCCAGTATATTGTACTCCTTCATCTGCAGCTAACCCAGCAGGATATGTTACACTCCAAACTGTATCCTGAGTAACTATTTTAATAGAATCATTATCTACACCCCCGGCAGTCCTAGTAAGAGATGTTTCAAAGGATGTATTAAACTCAGATACACTTGTAGCTCCAGGAGTAAGCTCGCTAAAATCAATAAATTTATATATTGTAACAGATGGCGCTATTTGAAAATCTACATACTCTTTATACCCTACACTAGGGGGATTTAACCAAGAAGTACCCCACCGATCTGTTGATAAACCAACGGCTGTCCCAAACTTATAAGCATTACTAGAAGTAGTAATCTCGTAGTCACTATCAAAACCTGTAATAAAATTTGGATCCAACGTATCAGAATGAGTACCATAACTATAGCTAAGAGCATCAGGATAAAATATATTATAATCTTCTGTTCCAACAGTACCAACTATAGAATTAGATGCGCTAGTCCCATAGTAAAAAATATTATTCCTTATATCTGTTCCTATGTTTCCAGCATCGATATCTATAGCTTCACCACCGCCCTCAGCATAATTAACAAAAGTGTTATTGTAAATTTCTGTATAATCTGCATCTCCATTGGTATCAGCTGTATGTAATCTAATAGAAGTTGTATCACAATCCTCAAATAGGTTACCATATATTTTAATATAACTATTTGTTAAACCCCCATCATTATCAGACCAAAGAGCCAATCCTCGTCCAGTACCATGAATCGTATTATATCTAAAAATTGTCCCTCTAGCGTTGCCTAAGGCCACACCATTTTGAGAAACTCTATTAGCCCCTCGATAGCCCTCAATTCTATTATACTCTATTAAAGTTCCTATGTCAGCTGTAGCATATGTATATCCATTCTCATACAATAAAGAATACTTATCTGCATTATTAGTCCTATCAAAAAGATTATACCTAAAATGATTATAACGAGAATCTCTAGTAACTGTCGGATAATCTGAATTAGAAAACTGAATACAATCCCCGCCCCCACTAGCTTTATTTACAGTATGAATCCAATTATTCTCCCAAATAAACCTATTAGATGTAGATGTTCCAGCTAAATTGGCATATATTTGAACACCATCATCATAAGTATCATGTAAAATATTATTACGGATAGCGCCCCCAGATATAGGACCAGCTACACGAATTGTAGAAAAGGCATAAGTGCTATTGCCATGAACCTCACAGTTATCTAAAACAAATCCATCAGAAGTACCACTAAGATAGATTGTAAAGTAATAAGATACTCCGTTGTTATTATAAATTTCGATATCCCGAACTGTGGCATTTGAACAATTATAAACATCAAATACTCCACGCCCAGAAAGATAACGCTCCTTCACCTCCAAATGAGGTCTAGCCCCATCTCCGTACGCCCCCAATACCCAGTTGTCAATACTATTGATATAAAGATACTGCGCAGATGCAAAAGATGAACCTCTTTCTAAATAAGTATAATCCCCATCAACTATTGGAATATAAGCTGGATCTGTCAAAGTATCTAAATCAACATAGTGGTTATCTGCATCTGAAGTTACAGTTATATAAACTGAAGCTGTATCCCAAATCTGATCACTGTCCTCTATTAAATACCTAACTGTATAAGAGCCTGGTGTAAGATCAGTAGTAGCATACAAAATAGAATCAGAACTACTAAAAGCAAAATCACTAGATCCATATATTTTTGTATATGTTATTGTACCTAGAGGTTCCCAAAACCTATTATAAGAAAGCTCTATAATCCTATCTCCATTGCCTTGTCCTTCAGGAGTATAAACATAGAAATCATGCGCAATATCAAACTGAGCATAAGAAGGTGGGGGAGTGGGAGGATCTAGAGGCTCATCAAAATCGCCCCAACCGGTAGTATCTTCATCCATAGGCCATCCTGGAAAATCAACAGTTCCCCCTATTGGAGTTCTTTCAGTTCCAGTATAAGTACTATCCCCACTAGAAAATTCAAAAATACTTAAATTATCTATATCAGAATACCAATCTACATCTGGTGCTGATGTAGAACTACTTGGATACCATCTCCAACAAGCCCAGTCAATTTGAATTGAATCATCTGTTCTCAAAAATAAAGTATCCTGCCTATTGACTAATACTTCATCGTAAAAATATTCCAGAAATCCATTTATAGAATCCGGTGGGTTTGGATCTAAAACTATTCTAAGTCCAATATGGTGCCAATCGTCATCTACAGCTATATAACTACCATTAGGCCATCCATTTTCCCATAAGGTTTTATATCCATAATCATAATGCATTTCTTTACGATAAACCATATTAGCATGGTAAGTAGTAGAAGGATAGTTCCCATCATATGTAGTATTTATAGCATACCCATCAACAAAATTCTCCCAACCCTGTGATCCATCATAATCCCACATTGCCTCACTCCCATATGATTTAAACCCTGTCTTTCCATCCAAAGCTTCCTCAAATCCTGTTTCGTATCTTACAGCCCAACCAAACCATAATTCTGTTTTATCATTATATTTTGTAGGTACTGTCCATCCAGTACTTTCAGGATCATAATGTGGACTATCAGTTCCTCTTAATGTTTTAAACATTTCATAACCACCACTTGCACCTGTAGTAGTTGCATCCATCCATCCTCTCATATAATTCCCAGCTGTTGTTTCATTTAATATTTTAACTGGATTATCAGTCATATGAAAACTAAAACTCGGCTCCCCAATACCCATAATTGTATCTACATGAGTTGATGTAACTGCCTCTGTTAGTGCCATACTTTCAAAATCCTGATAAAATAATAAGGTACCTTGACCAGTAGTCCCAGGGGGTTGAGCAGGAGAGGTAAATGTCCAAGCAGACCAAGAATCACATCTTGTAGATGTAGAAGAACCATAAGCAGCAAGACCTACATATCCAGAAGACAATTTACCAGCAGAAGCATCTGTATATTTCCCATCCGTATCTACAGATGTATCTAATACCCCATTCCTATAACAATATAAAGTATCACCAGCAACAGCCAATCTAACTACATCATTAACACTCCAACCAGTCCCGATGGCTAACTGAGTCCATATGGTATTATCATTACGAAAAAGATAAGAAGCAGTAGGTGTAGAATACCAACCATAATAATAACCTGTTCCGCCCTGACATCTTACAGCAGGCCCTATAGCCAAAGATGCGGCTAAAGCTGTTACTGTAACTTGACTATATTGATTTGCTGCTATAGAAGCTATATAATAAACTGCAACTTCTGTCGAAGAAACGTCTGGATAAGGCTCACCATCAGAACCTGTATTATAAACTCTTATAGTACCCCTTTCTTCATCCCAATAACCCTGAGTTGCAAGCTCAGAACCATTGGAATACGAATCGAAATTATCTTGAAATGAGGGTCCAGGTGTATAATCACCTCCAGATGTTTTTACATATTGACCAGAACCTGTAGTAATAAACTGGCCATTCTGGACTACGTAATACTGAGCATTCGCAAACACCGAAATAAAAACAAACAATATAAATATTAACTTTTTCATTCCGCTGGTAAATATTTAAGGATATAACCTACGTGATTATGCAAATAAAGAATACTATCATCAGGCACAGCCCTATTATAGAACTGAAAATCGTCAAACTCTCCATATAAAATTGAAGTAATAGTAAGAGAATCACTAGGGGACATCGCACCAGAAGTAGTGACGCTATCTGGAGAAGCAACCTTAGAACCATCTACGAAAAATCTTGTATGCTGACCTCTTACAACTACTGCTAAACTAAATAAAGTATTTATGTCAAGAACACCATTACTAGACCTAGAATAATAAGTAGTACCTGACACTTTTTTATCAAAATCTATAGCATCGTTCGCCGCATCTAATCTCCATACCCATCCAGAATTATCTGGAGCAAAAAATCCCCATTCCGCTAAATTAGTCACAGATGTAGCATCATATCGCATACGACAAAACATAGTGATTGTGTCATTATGAGTAAAATCTAAAGGAATAAAGTCAGAACTCGACCCATTAGACGTCAGCCAATAACTACCTTGCGGAGCATCAGTAGTTGTGTAATTCCAAGAATAAGTTGCATCTCTAGCATTGCCAGATGAATCAGCGCTATTGTTCTCCATTTGAAACCATAACTCCGCTGTTCCTACAGAATCAGGAGGAGCTCCAGAATAAATTGGATAACGTTGCAACACTCTTTGCCCATTAACTAAAAATGGAAAAAGACATAACAATCCTATTAAAACGATCGATTTTGCCATTGCCCACATAATTTGATAAATATTGCATCTCCAGCAGTATACGAGGATATATCAATCCACGCCACCTCCCCAGGCAATAGGTACGTACTCGCTGGAAAATAATCTGTATCGCCAGTTCCACTATTACCAGTTACTGTTTGATCTGAAGGGAATAAATTTGAAGAAGAACCACTTTGTAATGTCGTGTGCTTCTCTATATTAAAATCTAGAGAAGGAGTTGTTCCTGTCATATCAGTTACTGTACAGATAAGAACAATCGTATCACTAGGAGAAGTATTCCTATAAATACCAGCTTCTATGTGCTCCCCAACGTCCATATTAGACGCGCCAATCAAACCAAAATACATTATATCTGATGTATCGGTATTCAAATTTGTAAGAGTTCCAAGAACCGCTGTATCTGTCGGAGCTGCTGTAGGAGCAGCCCACGTTCCATCCGCTCGTAAATAATTCGTTGTACCCCCCCCAGAAGCAGGAGCTAAACCAGCCGCTCCTGAAGAAAAATTAGAAATTGAAAGGGCGTGTGTATGTGTACCTGATGTCGCTTCATTTGTTGTAGATAATGTCAAAGTTGAAGGAGTTCCAAGAGTAACTGAACCAGCACTTGTAATCGATGAAAAAGACATCCCATTACCTGCAGCTACAGATGTTACTGTACCATCTCCAGTACCAGCCCCTATTGCTGTTAACATTTCTGCAGCAGTTAACCCATCCAACCCATTAGCTGTAAACTGTGGAAACCTCCCAGTAGCTACATCTGTTGCATCTATTCTTACTATATTGGTATTAGCTATTCCCGTAGTTATGGCATGGGTGTGACTTGTTGAAGTAACCCCATTAGATGTTGCCGATGTTAAAGTACCTGGGGTACCTAAGGTTACAGACCCGGTTCCAGTAATGGTTGTAAAATCTAATCCGTTGCCTGCAGCTACCGAAGTTACTGCAGCAGACCATGTAGCATCTCCCCTCCAGAAGGTTGATGAACTTGCACTTGTACCTGAGTTAAGGTTTGTTACTGGTAAATTACCACTAACATGAGTAGTTAATCCTATCTTACCCCATGAAGGGGCTGAACTGGTTCCCCCAGATATTAAAGCATTACCAGTTACGGCTCCACCCAATTCTGAAATAGTACCAGCAGCAGACCCATATAATATATCGCCTGCACCTATTGCACCCCCACCAAAATTATTACCATCATAGGTACCAGTCATTGCAGATGTTGTAATAGCAATATCTCCAGTAGCATTTGGTAATGTTAAAGTCTTATCTGAAGATGTTGGATCAGCCACGGTTAAAAGCGTTTCTATTGCATCTGCAGTAGTTCCCTCAAATATGATCCCATTAGCAGCAGGTGTAGCTCGACCCCCGGTTAAAGCGGGATTAGATGCAAGAGTTACTGATGATTGCATAAACCCAGTTACAGTAACATTATTATCATCAAAGGTAAAATCCGCATCTCCTTTAATTGTACCATCTCCTGTCCATACACCAACCTGATATTGAACTGGAGTTCCTACTTTAGATACATCTCCGGAACCTGAAGGGGTACTCCATGTAGGAGCTGAAGTGGTCCCATTAGATCCAAGGTAAGTTCCACTAGCACCTAATCCCAACTCCGTTACATTACCAGTACCATTTACATAAAATACCCTCCAAGCAGTACCGGTTAATGATGTAGCTGCCCTTGTAGTTATCTGGGTTAGATTATCTAAGGTAATATTATTATCAATATAACTATCCCCAATAGAATTCGCATTCCATGTACCTGTACCTATTGTACCCACAGAACTTATAGATGTATTACCTGACCAAGTTGATAAAGCTGTGTTCTCTACTAGACTTAGTCCTACATCTGATTTAGTTGTATTTGAATTAAGTAAAGTAGATATACTTGTTAACCCAGTACCCCCATAAGTTGCCCCTATAACTGATCCCTGCCAAGTACCTGTAGCAATTGTACCCAGAACAGTAATGGTATTTAGATTTCTCCATCCTTTAGTACCTGCAGCTGAAGTCCCATAAAATTCATTATTACCAGGAGCTGATTCATCATTAGTTAAATTTACATTACCACCAGATTCTGAAATAGAGTATTGGAAAGTATAACTAGAGCCAGGAGGTGTAGCCCATGTTCCATCCGCCCTTAGATAGTTAGCTGTACCTCCTCCAGATAATGGGGCAAGTCCTGCAGTACTAGCAGTGAAATTCGCAATACTAAGCTGATGAGTATGTGTACCAGCGGATGCCGAGTTCGACGTAGATAAGGTCAAAGTACTCGGAGTTCCAAGAGTAACATTGCCACTCCCAGTAATGGTAGTGAAACTCATACCATTTCCAGCAGCAACTGATGTTACTGTACCAGTATATGGGAATGTATACCATCCTCTTGTTCCTGAACCATTAGTACCATAATAATATGTATTACCAGGGCTGGCTACATCACCAGAAAGATTAACTGTACCCCCTGATTCTGCAATCGAGTATTGGAATGTATAACTAGTACCTGGTGGAGCTGCCCAAGTACCATCCGCCCTCATAAAATTAGTGGTTCCACCACCACTACCAGGTGCTAAACCTGGTGTGGTTGAATTAAAGTTTGATAGGCTTAATGCATGGGTGTGTGTAGTTCCCGATACACTATTGGTTGTAGTATAATCCAATGTACTGGGTGTTCCCATAGTTACGGAACCAGTTGTGGTAATAGAAGTAAAGTCCATTCCATCACCAGCAGCTACACTTGTAACTGTACCTCCTCCCCCGGTCAAATCATATGTTTGCGTATTAGTTTTAAAATATATTTTTTCATCGGATTGATCCATATATAATATACCATCATCTGCCGAAGGAGCTGAAGGTGCAGTGACTTCATTGAATAGAATTGTGTTATCCTCGACAATCATATATTCTATATCAACTCCGGCATCTGTAGTATATTCCCTAATCTGTCCAATCAAAGCAGATACAAAAGATGAATCACCAACTGTGCCCCCACCTCCATCATCTGTAGCATATGCAACTCCCCCAGCATAGAATACCATACCACTACCATCTATCTTTACCGAGTCAATGATAACATATATTCCTATACCAATACCATTAGGAAATATCCTCTGGGCAGATAATCCTAAGGCAATTAGTAAAAAGGTAAATATAAAAAGTAGTTTTTTCATGGTTAATATTTTTGTGTTCCGGTTGGGGTATCCATCCTTTTAAGAATTACATAAATATGTAGAGGTTCATCCCCTGCTTGAGATACTGGAGTTTCCCCTGCAGCCCTGTACTCTAAACCCATATGTACAAAATAATCTTGACCAGGGTCCATATCCAAAAATCCAGCAGCATTTAAATATCCCAAATCAGACATTTGTTGTATATTAAGCATCATAACCAAACTCTCTTGATCAAGGGCTCCAGAATCTGTCTCTTTAGTCATAGGCCATACCCTAAATACATTATAGGATATAAGACATGGTAAAGATCTTTGATCATATACTGGACCATTATCTTCTCCATATCTTTGAAAGTTACGGGCTAGCCTATACCAGGTTACAGTTTCTTGATTGAAACTTTCTGAAGCCTGATTAACAATGTCCTTATATGATTGCCATTGAGCAGGGGTAAGCATTACTTTTTCTTTTTCTTTTCATCAAGGATTTTATCCATCTCCTTCATTACCTTTCTTTGCTCTAAGGCAATGGTATCTAAAGGTTCCCTTTCAGAAACAACAACCGTAGTGGTATCTACCACAGTATGTTCCTTCTTAGGGGGTTCCTTCTTCTTGGTCTCCTTCTTCTTGGGTTCCTGACCTGTCAGGAGCAAGCTGCATATAAATAAGAATACGACCATTAATTTCATTTTGGTTAAGCCAATAGCCCTCACGTTTTTCATCGTTTTCAAGTACCTTTTCGATTTTAACTTCTAAAGTGGCATCGTTAATTTTCTTATCAACGATATTCCATAACCAACCGGATATAGCTACTATGATATAGATAATATCCTTTATTGAGAAAGTGAATTTCTTTTCCATTAGATTTCCCCTATTTCCTGTCCAGCCCAATCTGGATTCTGGTGGTACTGAGGAATGATTGGTACTGTCCTATCTTCGCACATTGGGAGTTTAACCTGTAAATGGTTTGCCAACCCACAGATAGATTCCTTAAGTGCATCGAACATACTAATACCACCTTGACTTGCAGAGAATGCTTCCTTTACAGAAGTTGAGGTTCCATAATATTCTACCCTGGTAGGTCCTGTTTCAATTGCTTTAATATCGCCCCCAGTTATGGTTGTTGTATCGGTGTAGGAGCCCCCTACGAACTGTATAAATGCACCCTTGAGTGCTAGTTCTAATGCGTCAAATACTATTAACTTTGCAAATAAAGCATTGACTAGAGTCGGCCAGGCAGCTTCTATATTAAGGTTAGCATCTGAGATCTCGAAGGCATTCTGAAGTATTCTTCTCCAATACATTACCCTTTGATTCTGGTAATTAACTGTAAGGGTTAAGTTAGCAGGCAATTCAGTTGTGAGATAACCTTCTATGGATTCAGAGAATGGTACATAAGGTATTACGATAACATTTCCCTTGACCAATGGGATAACCTGGGTTGTAGCTTTAGTTTCCTCCAAGATATATTCAAAGGTACCCTGGTTATCGGTATGAGTAGCAGTGAATGGGATTGTGACTTTCCCAGTACCCACATCAATAGAAGCAGCGAATTCAGTAGGGGCTGAATCTGGGCCATCTAAGTATAATTTACAAGCAGCAGTACTACCAGTCATATCATAGACAGTACCATCGGCATTAGTAAATTTAAATACCTTATCTTCAGCCTTGTCTTCCGTTAAAGGAAAATCAATTTCCATTACTTTCATGGCTACTCTATATTAATGGTTACTGTTACCTTCATATCAAAGGCTTCTACTATATCACGGAGTGCTTTCCATTTCTTATCATCATCCACTACCAAGACATCTTCTTTCTTTCCCTTACCATTACCTTTAAAGTGATAAGAATTAACCGTTTCTTCTGCTTCCCCAGCTACTGGTAATTCCCCCACCTCTTCTCTGTAATGTTCATTGAAATCTTCTATCTTGCTCCAAGTATCATTACGGATATTCAACTCGCTACCTTTAGAGGAATCCAAAACCTTTTGAATAGTAACTTGATTCAACTCGGTTAATACCGCGATTTCTTCAAGTTCTAATTCCCTTGTCTCTCTAAGATATTTTACAGTATTCTTAAATCGACAAACGATAGCATCCTGGTTATTCATTAGTTTGAAGATTCTGCCCACCACCAACTAACATCAGAAATATTATCTGGTATTGGGATAGTATTTTGAAATACTTTTACAGTATCCACCACCCATACAACCTTCATTGTATCTATTTCATATTCTATGGTATCCCCAGCATATTCTTCATTATATTTAATAAATCTTAATTGGGTATGCCCATAAAAAGTCCGATACATATCTGATACTTCTTTATCTGTATATGCCCAATCTGGATTTAACATCATAGTAGGAGGTATGGTATCCAATAATACCACATCAAAATACATTTCACTATGATTTCCATATACATCAACTGCTTTCATTTCTACATTGGTAGTTTCTGTAATAATGGTTCCAGGTTCTGGAGCTTGATAGAGAGATGGGTTATTGCAGTTATCTTGTACCATGACTAATTGGCTATAGTCGGGGAGTACTGCATTACAGTTCTCATCAACATAGACATACTGGGTTGGGAGTTGCCCCAAACAAGTACATCCATAGAGGATGCCAAATGCTAGGAATTGTAAAAACTTTTTCATATAATATAAGAACATGTGGACTTGTTATTGTGTTTCTTCCTCAATAATAGCAATAATGGTGGGTTCTTCTGATGTTACTTCCACTGATGGAGGTACCTCTGTATAAATAGGGGGATTAAAATCCCCACGTATAACAGTCTGAGATCCGAGATCTACAGATATATTACTTATTTCGAGATCCTGGTAACCATTTTTAGATATTAT